CTTGGATGAATTCACCTTGAGGCCGAGCTCCGTAAGGAGCTCTGTGAGAGTCCCAATAACGTCTACGGGAATAATGATATCATCCCCGTAAACTCTGGTCTGCCTCGCTGCACAGCTTACGCTGCTACGATCAACATCCCACCCTCTAACATGAATAATGCTAGAGATAGCGATAAGAGCATAGCAGATAGACTGCACAGGGAAGGTAAGTGCCGATCCCATAGGTGCGAACTTCCGAAGTATCCTATACTTTGGAGATTTGACGTCAATTTCATTGACGAGCCACCTAGTTCTGACCGCGTGGAAGGCGCGCAATAGGTCTCCATGAGATCTAAATACGCGTTCGACCACGAAGCAGGAGAGACGGTCACTTGCAGACGACAGGTCAACTGTCGCGCGCAAGCCGTCCCGGGACGACTTGAGGGCATCCTGTCTTGAAGGTTCTTGATCTGCGAAGCAGATACTCGACCGTAGAACGGAATGCTCAACCATGCGTTCAAGCTCTCGCTTGAGCGCTTGCTGCATCCATTGATGGGCAGTTGGTTCAGAGGCAATTAACCTCGGTCCCTTCTGCGTCTTGGGTACAGCAATGAGGCGAGACGGAGGCTCGTGGTGCCTACCAAGTATGATATCTTGGCGGGTAACGAACCCTTGTCTTCCTCCATCACGCTTGAAGCCTTTGGCTTCACCCGGATATGGTAGGTCACCGTACCTTTGGGTTTCCACATGGGAATCCTGAGCCACGGCGTTATCATAGTCGGGAAGCGTGACGTGGTCCGCTTCCCATGCATTGTAGTTGGCATAGCCATACTCCTGTATAGGGAAGATTTGCTCAAGTTTGTTGGGCCAGTGTGGAAAGAAGTACTTATTGTCCTTCCCCACACGGGCATCAGCAACAGCACCCGGACCATGTTTCGGTCGCAGGCCCTGCCAATTAACAGGGCCAAACTGGCCCCCCACTACCCAGTCGCATACGCGCTGGAGAGTGGCAAGCCAGGTAAGAGCAGAGCGCTGTTGTTCCTCTTTACCAAAGAGTGGCAACAGCTGCTGCCCATCGGTGCTGGGCGTAGGAGGTGCGAGTTCCGCGAACGAAACTCGTGCCCCTGCAGCGTCAGCATCAATATGATCACAGTCCCACTGCAAAGTAGGATTGCGACACTGCTCTTCAACGTCGAAGAATTCCCGTACTGTCGCGAAGACAGCAGATTCCGGGCATTCCTGTCGTAGTTTC